GACCGTGCCTTACAGTCAGTATGCTGAAATTCTCGCCGAACTCGAAGCACTCCGGAAGGAGAAAAAGAAGTGAGTCAGTATCTGACTTGTGAGGAATTCCGGAATCTGACAGGGAAAGAAATTTCTGAAAATTTTCTGATTCAGGCATCGAATCAGATTGATATTCTGACTTTTCAGAGAATCAAGAAAATCGGGTTTGAGAATTTAACCAGTCTGCAAAAAGAATTGATTCAGAACGTCTGCGCACAGCAGGCGTTATTTTTGCAGGATTACGGCGAAATGCTGAATTCTCCGTTAAGTTCCTACAGTATTGCCGGCGTTTCGATGAGCTGGAATTCTCAGAATCTTGTGAACATTTCCGGCATCACGATGCAGAACGAAAGCTATCAGAATCTTTTGCAGACAAATCTCTGCAATTCGGCATTGAGGTGAGTTTATGAAATATCCGAAACTTGTTCCGGAATCGGTCTGCCGTTCTCCGTGCAGGGTGATTCTGCAAGCCGAAGGCATCAGCGAAGACGGCGAACGGCTTCCGGCATTCTCGGCGGATTTGAAATGCCTGTTTCAGAGCAGTTCCCGAAGAATTCTGAATGCCAAACGGGAAGAAATCACGATTTCGGCAGAGGCTTATTTTTCTTCTGATTTCTGTCCGGAACTGCCGGAAATTCCGGACGGAGAAATTCAGATATTCGGCATGAAACGGCACATCATCAGAGGGCAGAAAGCACGGAATCCGGACGGAACTGTCAATTATATTCGACTGGATGTGATATAATGGCTGGCATTGATTTTAATCAGCTTTGTGCGGATATTCTGGAAGAAACCGCACGGCAGTTAAAAACCGAAATTGTCAATGAAGGTGTGATTCCAAAGGACCAAGGGTCACTTGAAACGTCACATCATGTCTTGCATCCAGAGCAGAACAGAGCTGAAATTTCAGCAAGTACGCCCTATGCAAGACGGCTTTACATGCATCCGGAATACAATTTCCGGCAGGGCGAAAATCCGAACGCAAAAGGGCAGTGGTTCGAGGACTGGGAATCCGGCGGAAAATATGAAAACCGAGCTTCTGAAATTTTTATTCAGAAATTCAAGCAGAAAACAGGGGGCTGATTTCATGCAGTTAAGTGATATTCGAGATTATCTAAAAAGCATTTTTCCCGAAGCAGAGCATTTCTATATTGGCCGGATTGACAGCAGTCAGGAGAAATGCATCGGTGTTTATGACGGCAGTCCCGTTCCGTCCGCGCCGTGCATCAGTTTCAGGACGTGCCGGGAAATTCCCGTTTCGGTTCTGATTCACTGGAACGAAAATGCACGGGAGACAGAGGCCGCCGCCCTGAATTTATATCAGCATTTGCAGGATGCTGATTTTCCCCGAATCGGCGGTCATACTGTGCCATTGATTGTCATGCGCAGCAGTGCGCCCGTTGACTGCACACCGCCGGACAGCATGATTTATGAATATGTGATTAATATTAATATAATTTATAATATCTGAAAGGAGTTTTATTATGGCTGTACCGTTCGCAGGGGTGTTCCCTGTACACAACAATACTTTTGAAGTCGAAGTTTCCGAAGATAACTGGGCTGAAATCGCCAATATGGAAACGTTTTCGCCCCAGTTTGATGCCACTGTCGAAGAGTGGTACGCATTCGAGGGCAAGGGCTGGGCAAATGCGCTCAAAACCGGAATGAAATGGAGTTTATCCATGAATGCCAAGCGCACTGTCGGCGATGCCGGAAATGACTTCATCGCGAATAAAAAATTTGCAATGGGGCAGGATGCCTATGCAAATTTCCGCTGGACACTCCCGACTGGCACACAAATCACTCAGCAGATGGTCGTCAATGTCAAAAATGACGGCGGCGGTGATACGACCAATGTCGGCAAACTGGAATTTGATTTGCAGTCCAACGGCAAGCCCACGGTGACAGAACCATCCGGCGGTTAATCAGAAAGGAGCCATATCATGAGAAAAATCAGCATCACGGACAAATTGCAGACTGAAAAGCCTGTTCTCGAAATCAAAGGACATGAGTTTGAAATCGACAACTCGAAAAATGCCGTCCTTGCATTCAACGAAACTGACAAATCCGGCATGAACCAGGTTGAAATCATTGACGAAGCAATCCGGATTTTTGCCGGAGAAAAGGCACTCGGCGAAATTCAGGACATGGAGCTGTCCTACAGGGATTATGAACGCGTGTTCACAGGCATCATGGCTCTGACCAATGAGGAATCCTACGAGGACACGGAATCCCGATTTCAGAGAGCCGGACGATAATCTCAAATATTATGACCTGTATGAAGACTGGCATCTGATTGAGGCGAGTTTTGCGGCACAGTACGGCATCCGGCTCAGACGTGAACCGGATATGACCTGGGGTGAATTTTCGGCTCTGCTGTCCGGGCTGATGCCCGAAACGCCCCTCGGTCAGATGGTCAGCATCCGGAGTGAACAGGATGAGGAAAAAATCAAGTATTTCACGCCGGAACAGAAAAAAATCCATGATGATTACCAGAAAAAAATCATGCAGGAACATCCGGAAATCTATCATGAAAAATTATCACAGATTGAAAAATTATTTTTAGCATTGGGGGCGAAATGATGTCAGCTGATGTGGGCAGAATTGTTCTGCATTTGGATTTAGACGATTCTAAGGCAAAACAGAAAGAATCTGATTTTGAATCAAATCTCAAAGCAAAAACTGTCAGCACGTTCCTGAAACTCGACATTGCCGAAGCGCAGAGAACTTTTGACAGTTTCCTTGAATCTGTGAAAAATCATCCTGTGACGGCATCGCTCCGGATGAACGCGCCTGAAAATATTCCTCAAACCGATTTGAAATTCAGCACATCTGAATCAGAAACGGCCTTTCAGAATTTTGTGACGAAAATTCAGAATCAGGCTGTCAGCACGGCTCTGAAACTCGATACCGCTCAGGCAATGGCAGATTTTCAGAATTTCATGACGAATATTCAGAATCAGCAAATCACAAAATCAGTCAGATTAGATGCCAATTCCGGCACGTCCCTGAAACTTGACATCAATCAGGCAGAGACAGCATTTCAGAATTTTGTCAATAAAATCAAAAATCAAACGGTCAGCACGGCTCTGAAACTCGATACCAGTCAGGCACAGAGAACGCTTGACACATTCGCACAGAATCCGAAGACCGTCAGGGCGAAACTGATTCTTGATATGGCCAATGCACGGACAGAACTCCGGCAGTTTTTGCAGACAAGAACTATCAATGCAAGACTGAATTTTAATCAGAATATCCGTTCACAGAATGTCCAGCTCAATCTTGATACGACAAGTGCAACCCGGAAATTAGATGCCTTTTTGAATAAAATCCGGAATGCTAACCCGACTTTGCGGTTAAATTTCGACATTCGCTCCGCGAATACGCGTTTCCGCGCGTTTGTCAGTCATGTCCGGAGTACAAATTTCAATTCACGTTTGAATTTAAACACATCCGATGCTGTCCGTTCCGTGACACAGCTCACGGAGCGAATCAGAAACACAAATACAAATCTCAGAAACTCCGGCACGCAGATGAACTCCCTCAACGGCACAGCCGGAAAACTTGCCGATACGCTGAAAAATCTCTTTGCGACAGGAATGGTCATCACGTGGGGGAAAGCCTGTGTCAATGCCGCGACATCGACAGAAAATGCATTCATGGGTTTGCAGAGCATCATCAGCGGACAGGGGCGCGATTTCGCAGGCGCACAGGCATTTATTCAGGATTATGTCTCTGATGGATTAATTCCCCTCGCGAATGCCGTCACGGCTTATAAGAATCTCGCCGCGCGCGGCTATGATGATACGCAGATTCAGCGTGTTCTCATCGCTCTGAAAGACAGTGCCGCCTATGGCCGACAATCCGCATATACCATGGGTGAAGCTGTCCAGACGGCGACAGAGGGTCTCAAAAACGAAAATTCAATTCTTGTCGATAATGCCGGCGTGACAAAGAATGTTGCTAAGATGTGGCAGGACTATGCCAAATCCATCGGCACAACATCACAACAGCTTACGCAGGAACAGAAAATCCAGGCCGAAGTCAACGGCATTTTAGAAGAAACACGCTTTCAGGCTGGTGATGCCGCGAAGGTCTCCGGGTCGTTCTCCGGGCAGATGTCCCGGCTTACGGCCAGCATGACGAGTTTCAAAGTCGCTGTCGGGAACGTCCTGACGGGGGTTCTGTCGCCGTTCATCGCGGTACTGACAGACGGCATCCGGAAGATGACCCTCTTTGCAGAGGCCATCGGCAAAATGCTCGGCTTTGCCGGATTTGATGCCAATGCCGCGGTTTCCGGCAATATCAAGACCGCAGTCTCTGACAGCGAAAATCTGACGGATGCGCTCGGAACCGCGCAGGATGCCGCCGAAAAACTCGGCGCGGCAAGTTTTGATAATTTCAATATCATCGGCACAGATTCTGATTCTGATGATGAAAATCAGGAACAAACCGCCGTGATTTCGCCGTCTCTGGATATGTCAGATATTAATTCCGCACTTGACGGCGCAGGAACAGCAATCAGCGATAAAATCAGAGATTTTTTTGAACCGTTCCGGAATGCCTGGGCAGAATACGGCCAGCCGTTTCTTGCATCGTTTGAGAAGGCCGGGGGAAAAGTCAAGGCCATGTTTGCGGACATTGGCCGGAGTTTCGCCGAGGTCTGGACAAACGGCTCCGGTGAGAGAATTATCAGCAATATTTTAATTTTATTGACAGATATATTTTCTATTATCGGCGACATTGCCGGGGCGTTTTCGTCCGCATGGAATGACAAAGGCCGGGGAACTGCCCTGATACAGTCGTATTTTGACAGTTTCGGGAATCTGCTTGATTTGATTCATGCCGTGAATACAGCCTTCCGGAACGTCTGGAATGACGGCACCGGAGAACAGATTTTCGGCAATATTTTTGAAATCCTGACAAATATCAATCTGATATTTGCAAATTTAGAATCCCGGTTTCAAATTGCTTGGGAGAAGAATCAGGCCGGAGAACGGATTTTCAGAGGGATTTTCGGAATTCTGAATGATGTACTGACGACATTCAATCATATCACGGCAAAGACTGCCGAATTTGCCGGGCAAATTGATTTTTCGCCCTTACTGGATTCTATCGGGAATGTGCTGGAAAGTCTCGAACCGTTTACGGGTCATGTCGGTGAGGGTCTGGAATGGCTGTGGGAGAATATCCTGCTTCCGATTGCCGGATTCACGATTGAAAATATCATTCCTGATTTTCTGAATGTGCTGTCCGGCGCGATTGATATTCTTGATGCCTCTGTTGAGGCACTCAAACCCTTCGGCGAATGGCTCTGGGATAAGTTCATTCAGCCGATTGCAAACTGGACGGGTGACATCATCACGGCAGGGCTTGAAAATCTCGCGGATGTGCTTCATGATATTGGTGACTGGATTCGTGATAATCCGGATGCGGCCTTGAAAATCGGCGAAGTGACAGGCGCATTTATCGGCCTGACAACGCTGATAAAAGGCGGACTGCTTGTATCAGCAGGGGGAAAAATCCTGACATTTCTGGGAACGCTCGGAAAACTTGATGTCACAATCGGAATTATCTCAGCCGGGATTGTTGCATGGGGCTATGTTATCACGGAGCTGTCAAAAAACTGGGATGATATTTGCGATGTATTCGAGGATTCCGGCGGTGCGTTCGGATTTATTTCCGGATGGATTGAGTATTTGCGCGAAGACATTGAGGAATTTTTTGATTTCGGCGATTTCGGCAGAATATGGCGTGAATCATGGGAAAAAGTTGGTGCTGATTTTTATGATGCCGGAGAAGACCTGAAAATTTCATTTCAGAATGTAGTGAACCAGTTCACTTCCGGTTGGAATGAATTTCAGGAACTGTTTCAGGCCGGAATGGATACTATCTGTGATTTCTTTCAAAATGGTTCGGACGATTCAAAACAATTTTCCAATGCACTGGAAACCAATATCAGCGGCGCGGCTGAGAACATGAGCCAGAATTTCAAAAATCTGATAACCGGATTTCAGGAGAATTTCAATATCGGATGTGAAGCAATTGCAGATACATGGAACGGAATCAAGGAAAATTTCAGAATCGGTGTCGGCAGTATAGCAGGCTTTTTCCGTCAGCTTGGCGATAATATCTATCAGCATCTTGCAGATGCATGGCAGAAAGTAAAAACAGCTTTCTCAGCCGGGGGTGAAATGTTCCGCGGCATTCAGGACGGCATTTCCGGGACGTTTCAGAGTGTTGTCAATCGCTTGATTGACGGCATCAACGCCATTGTTGCAGAGCCGTTCCGCGCCCTGAATGATATGCTCGGAACAATCCGGTATTTCGAGATTGGCGGCTGGTACCCGTTCTGGGAACTGCCCGAAATCAGCATTCCGGAAATTCCGCGCCTTGCAAAGGGCGGTCTTGTAAATCAGCCGACATTGGCTATGATTGGTGATAATCCCAATGCGCAGACTGACCCCGAAATTGTTTCACCACTGTCGAAACTGAAATCTCTGCTCCCGGATTCAGAAACATCATCGGCAGGAGAGATTATCATGAAATTGGATGAATTAATCAATCTATTGCAGATATTAATTCAGATTGCTGATGGATTTGACCCGGTTCTCGAAATCAGCGACAAGGATATTTATGCATCCGCAGAGCGCGGAAAACGGAAATTCCAAAAAATGAAAGGGGTGCGCTGAATGCTGAATAAATCAAAAATATTCGCCGTGAACGGCACGGCGATTTATACACCGGATGCGCCGTTTCCTGCCGCATTCGGGCATTTGCAGGCGAGTGCCGGACGTTCGCTCAATGGCCGTACAAAAAAGCACACAGTGCGATTTAACGTCCGTTCATTTCAGAATGTCAGATACTCCAAAATGACAATTCAGGAATTCTACGAGATGTTTCAGTTATTCATGCAGGAGTCTGAATTTTTCGATTTCCAGTTCTATGACCCGTCTGTGAAATCCCTGAATGTCGTGTCAGTTTACTGCAATGATTTCGATTTCAAACTCATGAGCCTTGACGGTGAGGGGCTTGTCAAAGACGTTGTCTTCTCACTTGTGGAGGAGTAATCATGAACGCTGAGACATTTCTTGACCAGGCAAAACGCCGGACACTCAGAATCAGTTTTCCGGAATTTGATATTTATGATGATGATTCCGTGCTGTTGGATGTGCATCTGACCGAGGTCATGAACGACTGCCCGGATGTCAAAATCGGAAATTTAGTCATTCCGGAACTGACTGTCAAAACCGAATATCTGAATCTGAAAAATCACCTGAATGAGATTCTCACAATGGATGTCGGAATCGAAACAGAAACAGAACCCGTTACTGATGAAATCCTGAAAATTCAGGAAACATTCCCGGGAGAAACGCTGATATTTGCCCGCAGTATCACCGGATGCTATTTCGTTGCCAATGGGAAAAAACTATACAATGTCTGGTTTGATGATTCCGGCGCGGCGCGGTCGTATCAGGGACGGCAGACAATTGACTCCGTTCAGGAAATTGCCGGAATTTATTTCAAAGAAGAGTCTGCCGAATCCGGCGGACATATCTATAATGCGAGTGGCATGATTTACCTGATGCACGAAACAGAGCCGTCCCTGACATGCATCGCATGGCAGGGACGGACTATCGGCTATTACGAAACCCGGAGCCAGGGCGGATTTTTCGTTGGTGATGAACAGGAACTGACTGTTTCCGGCGAACTGCATCAATCCGTTATCAGTAATATGGTCAGACAGCGTACCGCTCTGACCCGGACAAACCGCGGTACAGCACAGAATCCGAAATTTGAAATCTGCAAGCTTGATTTGAAATTCATCCGATATTACAATTTTGAAAAAACGCTCTGCCGGAAAGTGATTTCCGGCGTATCGAGGACGTTTTCTTTGATTTCCTATGGAAATTATATCATCACGGAAACCTCTTCGCGCGATGAGGAAACAACGGAAATCATCTGCTACGGAATTCTGCATCAGCTTGTTGACCTGGATGCCCGGAGCTTTTTCAGTGCTTCCTATTTTTACGCCGGAGAAAGCTTTTCTAAATTATATGATAATTTTATCATATGGATAAATCAGCAGGGAATCAATATCACAGCAAAAACACAGAATTTTATCAATCTAAATAATCTTACAGTCAGTGAAAACTGGAGTACCGCTGATTTCTCCGGCATTACGGCTGATATGATTCTCCGTGAATTCGCCATGCTCGAAGGCGGCAACGCGTTTCTCAATCATGACGGCTTATTGGAGCTTGGCTGGTGCGGTGCAGAACCTGTTCTGACAGCTTCAGCCGAAAATCTTTCCATGCTGAAAATCGGCACAGAACGGCTCACTCCGGCCACAGGCATCATGTCCATGAATGCCGCCTCTGCCAACATCATCCAGACCGAATTCGATGAGGATGATTTGCATCTGATGCCTGTCATCAATGAATCTCATGATGATGTTTTTCAACGGATTATCAGCAAATTTTCGGATATTTCACAGATTGCTTTCACGGCATCCCTTTTAACGGGAGCAAGCCCGTATCTCCGTGCCGGGGACTGCATCCGGCTGATTACCCGGGACGGCGCGGCGGTCTGCGTTCCGGTCTTCATGCAGGATGTGAAAAATATCCCGTTCATGGACGGTCGTGTTTCTGTCCCGGACGGAACCTCCTGGATGACAGTGCCTGTCGATTTTGATTTGCTTTCTATTGTGAGAATTTCAGTCGATAACTGGCCGGAATTTCTCATTCATGGCATTTCGCCGGATACATCAGAAATGCTCGTCAGGGCAGTTCTGAAAAATGACGAAACATTCCGCATCCCGGAAAGCCTGTATCAGTTGCATGTCCGCACCCGGGAAGATTACCCTGCCTATCTCGAACTGACAGTCACTTTTATGGAATATTCAGCATCAAAGCTGATTCCGGCGTATTATGCCCTGTATACGGCAAATCAACAGATTATCACGACAAATTCCGGTGCAGTCATCGCAGTGAAAGGAGCAAATGCATGACAGGATTTTATTCAGGATTAGAGGGAATTCTCTTTATCAAAAAAGAAGATTTTGATAATATTCAGAAAATCTCCGGACGGTTGTATATCGTAGATGAAACAAACGGATTTTCTCTTTATCTCGGCGAAAAGCCGCTTTTCGCTGATGAATATCTCCGCGGAAAGGTCATGACACAGGCGGAATATGACACAATCACGCCCGATGAATCCATCACATATATCATTAAGGGGTGATTTTATGATACTGAATCAGGCGGATAATATCATGTTCGGAAGTGCGGAAGTGCAGAGGGTATATCAGGGCAGTGTGATTGTCTGGGAACGCGGTCAGGATGTACGGATTCCAGTACCGCGCGGCCTGTCAACCATCCTCTATCGGGAGGACTTCGATGTGGAGTCAGGCACATGGAGCGACACGACACACAGGAAATCTTTTACAAGCAATGATTTCGGGGTCAATCAGAATGGTGCCGTTTCCATCTCCTGCATAGGGATTGACACTATCGTCAATGGTGTGCAGAACGGGTTCACAATCTATACGGTGATAGAATCCAGCAATTTTTTGAATGACTGGTCACAGGTGGCCGATTTGAATAATGGCTCAGATTTGACAATCTATACAGGAAGCATCGGAAGACTGAAAGTAAGCTCTGTCATTTATGGTTCATCCTATTGCGAATTCGACCGTTTCGGTCAGTACGGTCTGACTCCCTATGGTCTGCTTGTTCTGAGATATGAACCATCGACCCGGGAGTTTTCCGCATACGGCGCAAACGGTACCAGTCATGCGTATGAAAAATTAATTTTCTCACTGACAAATCCCGTCAATGCAACGCTTGTGGCTGACCTCAACCGTCAAAGGCAAAATACCTCTGTTCCGTACAGTTATCTGCATTTCTTTGCTATCGGCGAAACGTACCACACGGATGAAGAAGTCATTGCCAATTGCAGTTGGCTCAGGGAAAAATATCTAATCTATTAAGCAGGTGATAGAATGCAGTATCT